AATTGGTGTGCAGCTGTATTCATGGGAGGTGGAGGTGGCATCATGATACCACCCATTAGACTGGATATATCAAGACCGGGACCCTTCATTTCATAATCCCCTGTACCACCTACAGGGGCTGCATCTGCAGGTCCTGTTGTAGACCTAGTTGTATTCTGAACCGCAGACATCATATTTTTTAGTAAATCTGGGTTCTGCTTAAGTACATCATTCATATTTGGAAGTGCAGTCTTAAACATACTATTTGTTAGGTGGAACATCATAGCAGAACCGCCCAACATCATGATCATCTTGATCTCTGGTGCGACACTCACCTTGGAGCGGTACTTGACATAGAGTTCCTCAAAGACACCATCATAGTCATCAACATTTTCCATTACAGATTCAGACCAACCCTCGAGTTGAACCTCAAAAGGATTATACCTTTTATTCAAAAATTCGAGACCGGTCACACAAGCGACTAACATTCTCCTAGAAAATCTCACAGACTGTTCAACATCAATACTATATGTAATTCTCTTTACTTCTGACCTTAGCTCATCTACACCAGAATAAGCACTGAGTCGTTTATTAACAGTAAATCCCTTCTTTTCTAAACGACCCAGTTTATTAATCAGATCCGCCTTTTCTTCATCTATCGATGTATACCCCTTGGACGGCTGCTCCTCACCCTGAGAAGGTTTTTCATCGTATGCGGCATCATCGTAGAAATTTTGCTCAGATTCACCATAATCAATTTCTTCGTCGTTAGATGGTTGAGCTGGAGCAGATTGTTTATTGGGGTTTACAAATGCATCTATTGCTTCATGTTGTTGTCCCATCTGGGGTGGAGTGAAGTTTGGTCTAGGTCTTTTTACAGGCTGGGGGCGGGGAACTTGAATTTCAATTTCATCCATCAATGCCTGTTCGTCCGCATCCAATTTCATAATATTAGTGGTACGACCTCGGTCGAGAATAATTTCTTCGTCCATCTACTAGCTACTTGGAAAGTATTAAGTATTCTTTAACGCAATTTTATAAAAAAATCTATATGTATATTATAATGTTTAATCTTAACCGCGCAAACCGAAATGGCTTAATGTCTATAGCTGTCCTAATCGCCATCATTACGCTTCTGACTTTTTTCGGAACCCGTAGTAAATATCAACCCAGACCAATTGATATCACCCCTGTCACTGAGAAGAGTATATTTGAATTGAAATCAGACATCGAGTGCACTGCTGGGCATGGTAAAGAGGGTGACATTTACAGTATGGGATTGACTCCAGGTGGATTGTGTGGTTCTTCCAAACTCGTTGGTGATCACGCCAGCTATCAAATAGATGGCGGTATTGGTGGATCTTTAATCTAAGTGTAATATATAATGGCTTTAGTCACTTCACCTCAAACTATCCCAGATTTGAATTATGAATATCATACAATTACAGTAGACACGATTGGCCAAGAAAGTTCTAATAACTTCACATGTCATCTTCAACAACCTATTCGTAATGTAGTTCAGGCCAGGCTTTTAGGGGCTCACATTCATTCAAAAGTAGTAACAGAACATTGTTACATATCAATCGAAGAACTTGATTCTATATTTAACGATAGAGCTTCAAATGTTTTAACTGGACAGGGTGAATTAAGCAAAGTTAGGGGATCTTTTGCTAGTATCGTTACAACAAGTGCTACTCACGGAGAAGGTGATTCTCTTATTACATTCAAAGATGAGTACCCAATCGTCGCTCAATACATTAATCCAATTAGAAGTATAGATCGTTTTAGTATTAAAATTAGAGATCAGAACGGGAACTTCATAAAAAATTCCTCTGTTTCTGGTTCCAATTATTTCGTATTTAATTTCGTGTGTCGAAAAATGAATTTGTAATTTTCTCCATTTACTGTAGTATGTCTTCTGGTATTGTCCAACTCGTTGCAATTGGTGCCCAAGATGAATATATTATCGGTAAACCGGAAATTTCGTTTTTCAGTACAACTTTCAAACGACATTCCAATTTTTCACAATCCGTCGAGAAGCAGGTCATACACGGAGATGTGAAAAATAATTCAATGTCAAGCGTTCGGTTTGAACGCGCAGGTGACCTTCTTGGTTACACTTACCTTACAATCGATGATACAACCAAGGCTGTTGATGTTTTAAGATGGGATAAACTCATTGATAAAGTAGAGTTACTTATAGGTGGATCCATTATTGATAGTCAGGATGCTATTTTTACTGAAAAAATAGCAATTGATACATTCGCACAGAATATATCTAAAAGTGCCATAGGTACACACCCAGGTGTGAGCGCTCGCTCATACTTTTACCCCCTTCGTTTCTTTTTCTGTGAAGGTCCCCAATGTGCACTCCCATTAGTGGCGTTGAATTATCATAATGTAGAACTCCGGATTTATTGGGGTTCAGAAGCTGCAAATTACAATTTCGAACTTTTCTCCAATTATTACTTCTTGGATAACGAAGAACGTGGAAATTTGGCCACTAGAAAACATGATATCTTGATAACACAGGTTCAAAAAAATGAACCTACCAGGGAAAATATTCAAGAACTAACATTTAACCACCCAGTCAAATATTTAGCTTCTTCTGATACAACCACACATAGTGCACTTACCTCCCCACAAAACAAAATTAAACTTAACATAAATGGTGTAGATTTAGCTAATTATAGATGGGGAAAACCACATTTTATTGACATTATGAGTTATTACCATACAAATTTTGTAACATCTCCAGATTTTTGGTTATATTGCTTTTGTCTAATGACAAGCTCTTTACAACCTACAGGGACTCTTAACTTTAGTCGTATAGAATCTGCAAAAATTATGAGTGAAAATATGACGATTGATCACCCAATATACGCAGTGAACTACAACATTTTGAGAATTGAAAATGGGATGGCGGGTCTACTCTACGCGAATTAATTTAGGAATCTATATTAAATGGTGAAGAATATACCTACCATAGAAAGATCCACTAGAATCAGATTTGGTAAAAACGCACTGGAGGATCAGGCGGATAATACAATCGTTTTCAATGCATCAGAAGAGGAAATTAATGCTGCTCACCCTAATTCCGTCTATTTACACCCGATTCGTCTTCGTGAAGATTATTCTAATAAACAGGTCGTATTACTAATGTATGATAGAGGTACAAAAGAAATTACTGAATCCGGTGAAGCTGCGACAGATATTATTAATACAAGTTTACAAGGTGCTACAAATTTTGGTAATGTCACATCAAATATATGTGTGTTTCATGGATCTTCAGATGGTGGGGGTGTTAGTTTTATAACTTCAAATTCCGTTGGTATAGCCAATTCTAATCCACGAGATCATACCCTTAGTGTGGGTTCTAATTTATTTGTGGATGATGTTGGTTCTAATATTCTCGTTGTATCCGGTAATGTGAGTATCTCACAAGATTTATTTATTGAGGGAAACTTATCCGTTATGGGTTCGACATCTCTCATAGTTACAGATAATACATCTATCAAAGATGCTGTCGTTGAACTAGGTAGAAACAATACGACTGGTGATGTTACATTAGATTTAGGTCTTGTATTGACTCGCCCAGAATCGAATGTTATGATTGGATTTAAAGAGTCTATAGACGAAATTATTATTGCTTATACAAATGATGGTGCTGAAAATCGAGAATTAGATCCTATAACAAATGAACACGTGAATGTTCACGTGTATGGACGTGTATTTACAGAAGCTAATGTAGGTATTATCAATATAAACCCCATTCACACCCTTGATGTTGGTTCGAATTTATACGTTGATGATCTTGCTTCTAATGTATTAGTTGTCCGAGGTTCGGTGGATATCATAGATGATTTAACTGTCACCGGTAACGTTTATGTTGAACAAGATATTGAGGTTGAAGGTAACGTATACATTGACGGAAATGTGAATGTGTATAAAGACCTATCTATTACTGGAAACGTCTATACAACGGGTAATACTTTAATTAGTGACCAGTTAACCGTCACTGGTAACGTGTACGCAGATCAAGATATAGAAGTTGTAGGTAACGTAAATGTAAGTGGTAATGTTAATGCATACAAGGACCTATTAGTCACTGGAAATGTCTACACAACGGGGAATACTTTAATTAGTGATCAGTTAACTGTCACTGGTAATGTGTACGCAGATCAAGATATAGAAGTTATAGGTAATGTATACATTGACGGAAATGTGAATACTTACAAGGACCTGTTAGTCACCGGAAACGTCTACACAACGGGTAATACGTTAATTAGTGACCAGTTAACTATCACTGGCAACGTGTACGCAGATCAAGATATAGAAGTTGTAGGTAACGTAATTGTAAGTGGTAATGTTAATGCATACAAGGACCTATTAGTCACTGGAAACGTCTATACAACGGGTAATACTTTAATTAGTGACCAGTTAACTATCACTGGCAACGTGTACGCAGATCAAGATATAGAAGTTGTAGGTAACGTAAATGTAAGTGGTAATGTTAATGCATACAAGGACCTGTTAGTCGTCGGAAACGTCTATACAACGGGTAATACTTTAATTAGTGACCAATTAACTGTCACTGGTAATGTGTACGCAGATCAAGATATAGAAGTTGTAGGTAATGTATACATTGACGGGAATGTGAATACATACAAGGACTTATTAGTCACAGGAAACGTCTACACAACGGGTAATACGTTAATTAGTGACCAGTTAACTATCACTGGCAACGTGTATGCAGATCAAGATATAGAAGTTGTAGGTAACGTAAATGTAAGTGGTAATGTTAATGCATACAAGGACCTATTAGTCACCGGAAACGTCTATACAACGGGTAATACTTTAATTAGTGACCAATTAACTATTACTGGTAATGTGTACGCAGATCAAGATATAGAAGTTGTAGGTAACGTAAATGTAAGTGGTAATGTTAATGCATACAAGGACCTATTAGTCACTGGAAACGTCTATACAACGGGTAATACAGTCATTAGTGACCAGTTAACCGTCACTGGTAACGTGTACGCAGATCAAGATATAGAAGTTGTAGGTAACGTAAATGTCAGTGGTAATGTTAATGCATACAAGGACCTATTAGTTACTGGAAACGTCTACACAACGGGGAATACATTAATTAGTGACCAGTTAACCGTCACTGGTAACGTGTATGCAGATCAAGATATAGAAGTTGTAGGTAATGTATACATCGATGGAAACGTGAATACATACAAGGACCTATTAGTTACGGGAAATGTCTATACAACGGGTAATACAGTAATTAGTGACCAATTAACTGTCACTGGTAATGTGTATGCAGATCGGGATATAGAAATTGTACGTAACGTAAATGTCGGTGGTAATGTCTCCATCAATGGCCTCACAAGTTCATATTTTCCAATGATGAGTGTAGATAATAAATACCTTGTCGATTCTGTGATACGAAACGAGAATGACACCATTTTAATTAACTGTGATACCGAAATCACAGGTAATTTACAGGTTTATGGTACAAGTTTTACGGTGAATTCTGAAAACTTGAGTATTACAGATCGTATTCTTGATATAGCCAATAATAATGTTTCACATACACTTGATATCGGTCTTGTCATGGAACACCCCGACTATAACATAGCTCTTATACACCATGGTGATCACCCTCATACTTTTAGTTTGGGATATACAAGTAATGGTTATGCTGATACACAAGTTTTACAAAATGTCATCAATGAGATTACTTTCGATGTTTGGGGAAATGCTCTTATTCAAAACAATTTAACAGTAGTAAATAACGATTTATTTGTTCAAAATGGTCAACTAGGTATTAAAACGTTAGACGCTGAACATGACCTCCATGTAGTAGGCAATGCATTCGTAACCTCAAACATTACAACAACTTCAAATGTGATAGTAACTGGTGCAGCATCTTCATCTAGTACAACTACTGGTGCCCTCCAAGTGACTGGTGGTGTAGGTATAGTAGAAAACCTGAATGTTGGCGGTGTTACAAAGGTTTGGGATGCTAGTACATCTACAACGACAACTACAGGTGCTCTAAAGGTCGCTGGTGGTGTGGGTATAGTAGAAAACCTGAATGTTGGGGGTTTTACCAAGGTTTGGGATGCTAGTACATCTACAACGACAACTACAGGTGCTCTAAAGGTCGTTGGTGGTGTGGGTATAGTAGAAAACCTGAATGTTGGGGGTTTTACCAAGGTTTGGGATGATAGTACATCTACAACTACAACCACGGGTGCCCTCAAGGTTGCTGGTGGTGTGGGTATAGTAGAAAACCTGAATGTTGGTGGTGTTACCAAGGTTTGGGATGCTAGTACATCTACAACGACAACTACAGGTGCTCTAAAGGTCGCTGGTGGTGCGGGTGTCGTAGAAAACCTAAATGTTGGTGGTGTTACCAAGGTTTGGGACGCTAGTACATCTACAACTACAACTACAGGTGCCCTCAAGGTTGCAGGTGGTGTGGGTATAGTAGAAAACCTGAATGTTGGTGGTGTTACCAAGGTTTGGGACGCTACAGATGCTGGTGCTACGAACGAAGGAGCCTTACAGATTGTGGGTGGCCTAGGGGTTGCCAAGACTGTCTTCGCGGCGGATGTGTCATCCGGTAGTGTCACAGTTACCGATACTAGTACATCTACAACTAAAGACACTGGTGCTCTCATAATAACCAGTGGTGGTGTGGGTATAGAAGAAAACCTAAATGTTGGTGGTGTTACCAAGGTTTGGGATGCTAGTACATCTACAACTACAACCACGGGTGCCCTCAAGGTTGCAGGTGGTGTGGGTGTCGTAGAAAACCTAAATGTTGGTGG